TATTACATTTACTGTTTGACTTGTGCTGAACTTAAACACAACATCTAAATCTTTTACATTTCTCCCACCTGTATTAAAAGTTACATCTGTTGTATTAAACACATTTAACATCCCATCATTATCATAGGTTTGATAATTTATTTTAAATGGGCCAGGAGTAAAAGCTACTTGACTAAAAGGCGATAAAGCTGAATATTCGCCATCTTCATATTGCCATCTATATGCAAAACTTAATAAAAGTTCCTCCATATAGTTTTCCCCTCCACCTAATTGATAGTTATTTAAAACAGGTGCGTTTAATGGAGGTGCTACAATAACACCAATATCTTGTTCTGTTATTTGATCAACTGTAGTAAATGAATTTGGTTGTAAGTAATTTCTTTTTATATTTATTTTTCTAGGAGGATTTAAGTTATCCGTAAAAAACAAAAGGTCTCCAATTAAATTTATACCATTTACTAAAAATTTTTCATCAAAATTTAATAAAGAAGTAGATATAACATGATAAACCAAAACAAATGTTCTAGTATTATATGATACTATCAAATCTACTTTACCTGTTGATGAATTAGTATTTGCCTTGTCAGTAACAAACCAGTATATAGTTTCATTAGCACCATCTTCAAAAGCACCAATACATCTAGCAGAAGGACTTAAACTTGAGTTTTTAAACTCTAATTCTACAATAAGTTCGTTTCCTTTTGAATTTTCAACTGCACCTATTTCAGTTCCTTCTGTAGAACCTAATCGTATATTTAACGCATCTACATATTGGCCTTGAGGAAGCAATCGTTCATCAATGCTTTTATTCATTTTACCTGCGACAAAGTTCTTTTGAATTTTAGCCATATTATTTTATCCACTTATTTTGTCCCCTTAGATTCATCAATAATCTTCCTGGGTGTATATTGCTCAACCTTAATTTTGAATTCCTTAGAAGAGCTGATTTCTCTTTTCTAGCTCTATTTATGATGTACTCTTGTATACCAAATTTACTTTGAAGTATTACAAACTTTATATATGAATAAATAAACTCTTCAAACAACTTATTAACGCTTATCTCTGAGTCTACTCCACCTTCCATACCATCTGATACATACTCAAGAACTACCAACTCATCTGCCATATCTGAACTAAAGTTAATAACACCACCTTTTTTATTTATTTTAAAAGTTGGATTTGCATTTGCTGTTTCTGTATTTAAACCATACCTAGCACCAACAGGATATTCAAAATACCATAAGCCATTATAAAAATACCCTTCTTGTCCGTTATATTGACTTTGTTGATTTAAGTATATACTTTTCTTACCTTTTGAAATTCTATCTAAATCTAATGTTGAAGTAGATGGTTTTAATATATTTCCATCGTGGTCAAATAATATTCTACAATTATTATCTTGTAAATAAGCATCGCTCCAATTTGTTTGAATATTCTCAGTAAGAGGCATTAGTGTACCATTCTTGTACAAAGAAATCCTAACCCAATTAACATAATCTTGTGGTAAAACATATCTTAATGTATCACAAACCTGTAGTTCAAGAATTTTAATTTCTTTAAGAGAATCATAATTTAATTCTTGAATAGCTCTTTTAGCATGAAATATTATATTATACCTCTCAACGTTGTTTATTAGTTTGTCATTCCCAACATACATTAACATAAAGTTATTTACAATGTCATTTAATGTTATATATTGATATGAACCCCAATTTGCATCTTCTGAATTTGGGTTTCCATTGTTTTCGTAATATTGATAATCTGTTAAATATGCCATAATCTATCCTTCTTGTTGAGTTGCTTCGTTTTCTTCTGCTTTTCCAAATTGAACCAATGCTCCTTCTCTTATAGACATCCCTGCATACTGTAATATTTTATTTACAATATTAGGCTCATCTGACAGCGGTAATTCAAAATCCTGATAATCTGCTGCTGTTTCATCAAAACTAGGGTCTCCACCAGTAATAATATTTAAATAAGTCCAATTAGGATCTTTAGGATATCTAATATACTGAGAAACAAGTGTTCCTGCTGTAGTTATTGTATCTGGATAAACTGTAATAGTATTTCCTAAATCAACATTATTTGCACCACCTAAAACATATGCAGGAAATGTAAGACCTGGGCTTGTTAATGGAGATGAATTTAGGTAAAATATTTTATTTTGAGATACTCTTTCAACTTCTGTAATTCCCTTTGTAGTCACAATACTGTAACTAGTATTTAAAAATGAGCCACTTAAAAAATTATTACTTGATATTGTCAATTGGGTCTCACTATCTACACTTACTACAAAAGCGCTTGCTCCAGAAAAAACACCACCACCTGTAGTATTAGTTATTAACTGACCTGATTTTACCTGACCTCCTGTTACAAAATTTGCGGCTGAATCAATTAAAGTTGTTCCTGTTGAACCAAAAGTTATTGTACCTGTTGCTGTGACATTTGGATAATAATTAACTTTATTAATTAAATAGTAATCTTCAGGTAAATTAAATAAATTTATACCTGTGTTTATTAATCCTTTTGTAGATGAAAAACTATCTATTACTTCAACTATTCCTTTTACTAAATCAGCATAACCTTCACCTGAAACTCTAGCGTTTTGTTTTACAATTTGGGAATTATATTGGTAAAAATAATCTTCAAAAATATCCAATTGCGCTTGCTTTGCATATAGGTTAAAATCATTGGGTGTTATATACCCAAAATTATTTTTATTTGCAATAGAAAGAACCGTTGCTCTTACTGTATTTATTAAACTCATACTATTTAATCTTTTGACAAAGATACAAAAAAAGGAGCTTCATTTTTTTGTGAAGCCCCTTTGGGGAATAAGCTTATTTTTTTTATTGGTTATAGCTTGTCTTCCAATATTCTTAATACCTCTATGCCTTCATCACTTTGAAGAAATGATGCTAATATAAATAAAGGGTCTTCACCATAAGGAACTGTAAGTAGTTTCTTTTTGTTTCCTTTTAAGTTATAGTAAACGTCTTTATTGTTTTTTAATATCAATAAACTTTCTGCAAAAAATTTAGCACATTTATTCTGAAGACTTAATAAAGGGTCATTAATAGACTCTAAGAAATCTTGTGGATATCTTTGAGCAAACATTCTAACATCACGTTTTAGTTCAGCTGATGTCATTTTTTCTACTCTTGCACCTATTACAACTCTAGCTATCGTTTCTAACATCTCAATATCTAACTCTTTTGCTGCCATCATAGCCTCTAAAGTTAAATCCATATTGTCAACATCAAGAGCTGCGTCTTTTTCTTTGTCAACTTCAACAAATATGTTACCATTTCCTGGATGATAAGCTAAAAATTCTTGTAGTATTTGGTTTTGTTTTGGGACTTGTAAAAATCCATCTTCAAAAATAATAGGTTCTAATATAACATTACCATCTTGCTCTTCTTCAAAAATACTTTTTTGATTTTTAGCATAACGCATAGATCTGTTTTGTCCAGTCTCTTCGTCAAAATATAATAATGCACTTCTTTTTGTATTCCTTGATGGAATTGTGTAGCTCAATGGAGCTTTGTCTCTGGTAAGCTTGTAGCTTTTATTTACAAAAGCTTCTTTCTTTTTTTTCATTTTGATTTGATTTAAAGTTTATAAAAAAAAGGAGAGGGCCGCTATGCGACCCAAGTCCTTAATGTAATCATCTTATTTGAATAAGAAGAAGTTGTTAGCACCTAAAGTACATAAAGCTCTTTCAGATAAGAAGTTTACTTCCATAGCATCTAAGCTAGAAGTAGCTGCTCCACCTGCTGAACCTGTAATCCAAGTCTTATAACGTCTGTCTTCAGTTTCTGAAGCTCTGTAACGTACATGTAAGAATGGTCTTTTAGCGTTTTTACCTAACACTTGGTCATATACTGTAGTAGAACCTGCAGGTACAAGTACCCCATTAATAGCTCCACCTACTAAACCTCCACGCATTGTAGGGTCGTTAAGATATTTCCAGTCTGTTTTGTAAAAGTCATAACCTCTACGGAATCCTGAGAAACCTAAGTTAAGAGCCATTTCTTCATCATTGTCAAAAAGACCATATGATGTACCACCTGCTCCATAAGAGTTTTGTGATGCCAACATATCATCAATATCAAATCCAAACTCTCTGTTTAAGAAAATAACATTTTCTTCAATAGAACCTTGCTTGTCTAATCGCTGAATAATAGCATCAAAATCTGCAAGAGCTGTTGGGTTACCACCACTCCATACATTTCCTCTTTCTTCAACTACATAGAAAAGTCCTTCTGAACCTTTGTTACCTACACCACTTGCTACACCTTCAACAATTGCTGCTGCTCCTGAAGCTGCTTCAGCTGGTACTGCTTCAACCATAGCTGTTTCTAAATAGTCTTCAAAACGAAGTCTAGTTTCATGCTCTGATTTCATATACCATAAGAAACCTGTTGCTCCATTTTCAGTTGTAACTTCAATCCATCCAATCTGCGCCATGTCAGAACCACTTACTGCGTAACGGTCTTTAATGATAATTGGAGAATTAGAGAAAATCTGATCATCAGCTTCTAATTGACCCTGCATTCCAATAGATCCTTTCTGGAATTCTGAACCATAAATAAATAAAGAACATACTACTGCTGCTGCAACTCCTTGACCTGCTGCTTCATAGTAAGCTACATCAATTGTTCCAGCTCCTGTATTAACTGCTGTTACAATAGCTTTGTTGCTAAGAACTGAACCTGCTGTGCTGTCAGATAACATAATTGTTTGTCCAACACGAATAGCAATAGAACCAGCTCCTGGTACTAAAGTATCTCCAATTGTTAAAGTAGCTGTTAACTGTCCTGCTGCTGCTGCAGAAGTTACGTTAGTATACTTCGTGTGTAATCTTCCTTGTTCTGCCCATTTAATAAGGTCAGAATTAGAAGGCATCTCAGCACCAACCATTCTTAAGAATGATGCTACTGTTCTGTTTCCATAACGTTCAAATTCTTTTTCGTAAGTATCTGGAAGATACTGATTTAAGAAATCAAAGTTAGTAATATAATTTGTCTGTAATAAGACTTGTTCTGAACTTGGCTGCAAGTCAAAACCTGGTACTGCATCTACTGCCATAATTTTTGTTTTAAATTTTTAAACTTATTTTTTACTTCTAATTTTTAATCCTCTGCCGCTTGTATCTGAAATTTGCCTAGCTTTAAATCCACCTTCTCCAATCACTTGGGGAGTTTTTCTTACCGACATGTTGACGTTTTTACTTTTTTTACTAACATCACCTATCGCATCAGACTTCCCTTGCTCATAAAAATAATTGGCAAAACGCTGAGGATCCATTGCAGCAGCTAATGCCGAATGCCACCCTTTAGCATCTTTAATTAAACCATTATCATCAACATACTTGCCAATAAAATTGTTTAAATCGCTTTGTTTAGACTTCATTTCAGCAGCATCGCCATAAGAATAGTTTACGTTTTTATCTCCTACATTGAACTCAAAACCTTTGAACTCGGAATTAAAAACTTCACTTGTTTGTTTTTTGAAAAACTCACTTTTTCTTTTAGCAACTTCTTCAGCTGACTTTGAATTTTCTATATAACTCTTGTAAGCTTGTATATCTTTAGCTTGTTCTTCAGAAATAGAACCCCCACTTGACTCAAGAGGAACTCTGTATTTTTCTTTTAACTCATTAAGATATGTTTTTGCTTTTGAAAGTTCTCTTTTTTTAGCAATATTCTTTTTCTTTATCTCTTTTTCATCATCTAACTCTTCATCATATGAAAACTTTTCTTCCATTAGATAATAAATGTCTTCACTATCTAAGTCTGATTCAGTTAAAGAATAGTACTCTTCTAATACCTGGTCTTCATTTAAGTCATCGTAATTTTTATTTACTTTTACGAAATCTTCAAATCCACGCCCTGTAGCTTTTTTATAATCTAAATATTTAGAAACATCTTCAGGTAAATCTTTTGCTTGCTCTCTTTCAACAAACAAATCATCTACAGATGATATATCTTTATTATATCTGGTTTTAATATATGAAAGAACATCTTCGTCTTTTAATCCGATATCTTCATTTATCGGTTCTTCATCTACTTTATTTACACTTGTATCTTCAACAGAAGTAGTTTCTACCTGTGTTAATTCTTCATCATGTTTTTCAAGCAGTTTTGCTTCTACTTCCTGAACAGATTTTTCTGTTACAGGGTTTACTTCTTTTACTTTAAATTCCATTTGATTTTATTTTTACAAAGTTAATATTTAATTATTTTAATCATCTAGGCTCAAATTCAGCAAGATCAAAACCATCAAGACTATCTTCGTTAGATTCAAAACTTACTGATGGTAGATTATTTTTTCTTTGTTCTATTAATTTAGATTGCTCTGTATTAGCTTGAGATATTCGTTTAGATTTAGCACCTTCTCTTTCATCTTCCCTTTTCTGTAATCCCTCTTGTTGCATTTTAGCCACTTCAACATCTACTCCTTTTAATTTCATTTGTAATGAAAATTCAAGATTCATTAACTCAGCTTTTATAGAAGCTTCACCCTGCATTTTTTGAACACCAAATTTCATTTTAGCTTCCTCTAATTGAATTAGAGCTTTCTGTTCCATTACAAATTGTTGCATCTTAGCTTGAGCAGCCATTTGTTGAGACTGTTGATTTATTTGAGCTTGTTGTTGAGCAGCAGCAGCTTTTTGTTCTTGTATAGTGTCTTCTTTGGATTTTCTTTTTAATTTTAAAACTTGATTAGCTAATTTTATATTTCTTATTTCACGAATATCAATAGCATCTTCTAAATTTATAGAATCTCTTTGAAGAGCCATTTGAATATTTTGTTCAAGCATTTTTCTTTCCTCTTCGTCTGGTTCTATTTCTATAAATATACCAAAGTCACTTAAATATAATTTACTAATCTCATCAAGTATCCCTACATTAAACTTACCTATTTGATTTACAAATTCTTCTTTAAAATC